TTCGTATGTGTAGTTGGGTGACCTGCAGCAGTCCAGTAAATTGAACCATGGGAACGGAAGTAGCTCCATCACCGTCATATACGAAATCGTATCTGACGCGCTAGATAAATCAATAGTTGCGAGGTCGTTAGTCAAACTACCGACACGAGCAAGCTCTTGATTCCTAGCTTGTGAATTTAAGTTACAGCCGCTTCTACGAAGACGTCCGCGCATGACCTTACCGATTCCAAGTTGAACAAAAGAGTTCAACAAGGGTTCAGTACAGATCGTACGCTTAGTTTTCGCATTCTTAGGGACGAAGCCTAAAGCAGATCCGGCTACCTCTTGGACTTCAACATGATAAGTGTTGTCATCTAAGGGGGTCGGGATAGAGCTTTTTGCTCTATAACAGCTCCATGAAGGACATGTTTCCATGATCTTCGGGAGCCACTGCTTCAGGTTACCTGTGAAGGTAAGCACCGAGGTTAACTTGTCTATAATACTTGTATTTCTAGACAAGCCAACATTGTTGCCAGGCCCAAAGCTAATCGGTATATCCTGAAAATCAGGACAGTTACCAAGTATCCTAGAGATTTTACGCTTAGCAATGTGAGATACATTGCTTAGTACGTGATCCCGGAAATCGGGATCATCTCTTTGGATGAACTTGGAGTTCGTCTGATAACAGGCGATTTCGCTTTGGATGAAGCTCTCTTTTGCCACTTTCTCCGTATCAAAGATACTCGGAAAGAATTCAGCCTTCGAGAACAGCTTGACACACTGCTGATCCTGATAGAACATATCAGAATTAGCGTAGTCAGAAGGTACTAAATCCATCGAAAGATACTCGTCGTAAGACTTGTATTTAAGACGGAGATAGCACCCAAGACTAACAGGTGTGTTAACTGTTTCGAAGTACTGGTTGGCAGCAGAGACGAGTTTGTCGAAAGACAAATCTCGACGAGCAGACCTAAAGGTTCGCTCAAGCAAATGTTTTGTTTGCTTCTTCATAACTGTACTCCATAAAGTGGATTACCCCTCCGTTAGGAGGAGTAGGGTAGAACGCTACACCCA